AGATTATTTTGGTGGAGGGTTAATAATGCTTGTTTCAAAAAAAGAAAATAGTATAGAATTAGACAAAACAGTTGAATATTTAAATAGTGATGCGTTTCAAGAAAATTTTATATTTTCTGGAAGGTTTAAGATAGGACACAGGCAAATAAGTAATTCATTTATTTACATTTGAATTGTTCTAATGTTATTCATGAATGTTTCTTTCCAACTAGGTTTTGGTTTTTGGAAAGCATCTAATAGTTGTTTAATATTTTTTTCTATTTTCTGATAAGTAAAATTTCTATTTTTATTCCACATAATTTGAAAGGGTAGGTTATTAATATTAGGAGTTAAATCAACTAGGCCTTTCACCGAATTTACAATTATATCGTCACAATTAGTTTTATTGACTACAATAAAATAGTAATCTTTTTTAGGTTGCAAATTGTATTCTTTTTGTTTCAATTTTTCAATAAGTATTTTGCTCATTTGTCCATTTTGGTAACTCTCGTATAAATGTAGCTCATGATTGGTGTAGGCATGAACACACATTGCTAAATTACCCGTATTATCACTTGTCAATGTTGTAGTACTTTTAATATTAACGGGAAGCATTCCATATTGAAAATCTTTAACTAGTATATCATACCACATTCTAGCCTTGGGCTTAAAGATTCTATTAGAATATGTTTCTAATAAAATTTTTATTATTTCATCTTCATCCATACAACTGTTGATTCTACCATCATCAGTTGTCTTGCACATGTTAATTGTATTTTTTTTTAGATAATTTTGAATAGAATACAAAGCATTTGGTAATCTTTTTTTTCGTAATAAATGTCCTCTAATGAAGGATTGACACTTAATTATTTTTTTTATAAAGGATTGATTTATTTCGGAAGTAATGGTTTCTTCAAAATTCATTGTAGTTATAAAATATAAGTATAGAGGTTTTTTAATTCAATTTTAAATATTAAGTATTAAATATAAAATAATATAATAAATAATATGTCTTCTCTCTTAGAAGAAAAATGTAGTAAAAGTGAATACCAAAAATTTATGGATCAGAATGAAGGAGATAACTTTAATAAGAATATAAATTTGGAAAAATTATGTACTTCAAAATATTTTTGGGCTGAGCCTTATCTCTTAAAAATTCTTCCATATTTATTGGATAATATTTCCAATTACAAGATGGCAGAAACTTCTGATAATTCATGTCATTTAATTTTATCAGCATTGAGTAAAGAAAGCGTGCATTTGGTTTTCGATATTATCTATTCTTCATTTGATTCCATGAAATGGCAAACTAAGTGTGGAGGTTTAATGTTATTATCAACATTGGCCAATTTACATGGAGATATGGTAAAGCAAAATTTATACCATATTATTTTGCAATTAATAAATGTAGCATGTGATATTAAAAAGGAAGTAAAAAATAAAACAAGAGAAACATTTGAAAAATTATGTTCGACTATTGATAATGTTGATATCATTACAATCATTCCTGATGTAATTAAGGCGTACATGGAACCTGTCAAATTCACAGAAAATGCTTTAGATAAATTAATAGCAACCTCTTTTATAAATGATGTAGATTCTTCTACATTGGCTTTATTAGTTCCTATTTTGACAAAAGGGATGAAGGAGCGAAAGGTAGCTTCTAAAAGAAGAGCAGCACTAGTAATTGGAAATATGTGTAAGTTGGTAAATGATCCACGAACAGCAGCTTTATTTTATCCTGTATTGAAACCTGTATTAGAAAGAGGAATTGATGAAATTGCGGTTGAAGAGGTCAGAAAAGTATGTCAAGATTCTTTGGATACATTGCAAAGGGTATCGAGTGAAGCTTCGGTAATCTCAGATGCTGTAATAACATTAGAGGAATTGAAGATTTTAATTACAAAAGATGTATCCTCATTTTTAAATGACCAAAATATAATCAATCATATAGCATTATGCTGCGAAAAATTAGTACAAAATAATGTGTTAAATAAAGATAGTTGGAATAATTGTATTGTACCATATGTGAAGGAATTTTGTGATTCAGAAGAACTTATTAATAAAATTTCAACTCATATTATTCAAAAAGGTATGGAAAATTTAACACCTGAAAAAGTGGATCCAGAAGATGAAGAAGAAGATCTATGTAATGCTCAATTTTCTCTTGCTTATGGTACTAGGGTACTTCTACATCAAACACCATTCAGAGTAAAAATAGGAAGAAAATATGGCTTAGTAGGTCCAAATGGAGCAGGAAAATCTACATTAATGAAATCAATAGCTGGTGGAAATCTTCAAGGATTTCCCGAACATTTAGTTACAGTATATGTAGAATGTGAAATAATTGGTGAAAAGGCTGATATGAGCGTTTTGGATTATATAATTTCAGATGAAAAAGTTAAACAAAATGGCTGTAGTGAAGAAAAAGTTAGAGAAATGCTTACTTCAATGGGTTTTGGGGTATCAAGAACAGCAGCAGCCATAGAGGCAGGAGTAAGTACTTTATCAGGAGGGTGGCGTATGAAATTGGCGTTGTCAAGAGCAATGTTATTAAATCCAGATATGCTTTTGTTGGATGAACCTACAAATCATTTGGATCAGTTTGCGGTGAAGTGGTTAATAGATTATTTAATAAATTTAAAAACATGCACAAGTTTATTGGTTTCTCATGATACAAAATTCCTAGATGCGGTATGTACGAACATAATTCATTATGAGAATTTAAAATTAAAGAGCTATCGTGGAAATTTATCTGAATTTGTAAAGCAAAAACCTGAAGCAAAGGCATATTATGAGTTGTCAAGTGACATGGTAGCTTTTAGTTTTCCTGAGCCTGGGCCTTTAGACGGGGTAAAATCATTAACAAAGGCTGTATTAAAGGCCAAAAATATTTCTTTCCAGTATCCTACTGCTCCATTGCCCCAATTAATAGGTGTTTCTATTCAATGTTCCCTAGCTTCAAGAGTTGCTGTTGTAGGAGTAAATGGAGCAGGTAAATCAACATTAGTGAAAATAATGGTAGGTGAGTTAGAACCAAATGAGGGGACAATAGATAGACATCCAAATCTGAGAGTAGCCTATGTAGCACAACACGCGTTTGCACATATAGAGGATCATCTGGAAAAAACACCGATTGAATACATAATGTGGAGATATAGAGGAGGGAGAGATAAAGAAATGATTCAAAAAGATTCAGTAACCATGTCGGAGGAAGAAATCAAAGAAATTAGGAAAAAAGCATTAGAAGAGAAAACAGGAATTGTGGAAGAATTAAATGGACGAAGAACAGGTAAAAGAGAGAACGAATATGAGGTTATTTGGGAAGGTATTGGAAGAGAAAATAGTTGGCATTCACGAACAGAGTTACTACAAATGGGTTATAAAAAAATGTTAGAGGAAAAAGATGAACAAATAGCTATGGAATCTATGTTAGGCCAAAGAAAATTAACAACTGGAGAAATACAAAAGCATTTTGACGGATTTGGTTTAGAACCCCAATTTGCACAACATACAAGAATGGGAGCTTTATCGGGTGGTCAAAAGGTAAAAGTAGTATTGGGAGCTGGATTATGGAATTTACCACATCTTGTTATATTAGATGAACCTACGAATTTCTTGGATAGGGATTCACTAGGAGCGTTGGCAAGTGCGATTAAAGAATTTAAAGGTGGAATATTTATGATTTCTCATAATGCTGAATTTTACGAAGCATTGTGTCCTGAAAAGTGGATTTTAGAATCGGGTCGTTTGACTGTTATGGGAGCTGAATGGATGGAAGAGGTTGAAAAGGCCCGTAAAAAAGCAGAAAAATTGGCCAAACGCGGGTTAAATCTTGATAAATTTAATCAAGAAGATAAGAAAGATGCTTTGGGAAATACAATTGAAACTTCCAAAAGCACAGAACCTCAAGAATTGTCAAGAGCTGATAAAAAACGATTGATGAAACAACGCAAAGAAATGATCAAAAATGGAGAAGATACCTATGATATAGATATTTTGCTAGGAATTAACGAATAGGAATCTTACAGTTTTACTTTCCCAATTACTAGTTGGTAATTTAAAATTGTAGCAAATGATATCCAAATCGCATAGGGAATGTAAAAAATAGTAAATTGCCACGAAGAAGGATGATGATAGAATACCCAAATTCGATAACATGCAAATAATACTAAAGAGATCATACTAATAAGACCTTTAATGTACTGCATTTGTGACCGTCCTTTTATATCTGGTTGATATCTGAAGTTCCAAAGCCAAATTGCTTGTAATCCAGCTTCAATTAGAGTATCTCGTTTAACAATATTTTTAAAAGAAGAAGAAAATTGAGGAATCACTTGAAGAATGCAATAATTCATGTAAAAAAGTCCAAGATAGAGAATAGGCCAAACTGTGCCAAATACAAATCCCGGAGGTTGCCAAAGAGCTTTGCTTTCCCATTTATCAAATTTATTTAGATCTAAAAGAGTAAATGGTAGAGAAACTAAAAAAGGGGAAGCACTCACAACAGCGTTTGAAATAGTAGAACTAGGAAACATATTATTATTATATAATAATAATATTTTTCTATATAATTTAGACTAGATGTTTATGGAATTATAATAGTAAAATAATGTTGCATTATTGTATATGGATTATAATGAAAAAGAATTGGAAATATTAAGGAAAGCTGTTGATATTGCGGAAAAAAAACAAGGATTTAAAGTAGCCAACTCTCCCGAGGTTAAAAAAATAATTAAAATAGTAGAAAAATTTATCAAACAAAAAGAATTAATTTGTTATGGTGGAACGGCAATTAATAATATTTTACCTCAAGAAGATCAGTTTTATGACAAATCTATCGAAATACCCGATTATGACTTTTTTTCTACAAAAGCATTAGATCATGCCAAGGAACTAGCTGATATTTACGCAGCTAATGGTTATAGCGATGTAGAAGCAAAAGCAGGAATACATAAAGGAACTTATAAGGTATTTGTAAATTATATTCCTGTAGCCGACATAACTCATTTGGATAAATCAATTTTTAGTGCTGTAAAAAAGGAGGCAATTAAAGTAGGAGGTATCCTATATACCCCTCCTGATTATTTAAGAATGTCTGCCTTTTTAGAACTTTCAAGACCACAAGGTGATGTAAGTCGTTGGGAAAAGGTCTTAAAACGATTACAACTACTAAATAATAATTATCCCGTAAAGGGATTACATTGTAATAATAAATTATTTCAGCGCTCTATGGAAGATGAGTGTTTAGAAGGAGATATTTATAATATTGTAAAAAACGCGTTAATTGATAGTGATGTAGTGTTTTTTGGTGGATTTGCAAATGCTCAATATGGAAAATATTTTCCTAAGTCCAAAAGGAAAATAGTAAAAAAGGTACCCGATTTTGATGTACTTTCAAATGACCCTTTAAAAACTGCTGCAAAAGTAGAGGAAAATTTAAAAAAAAATAAAATTTCAAATATTAAAATAATTAAACATCCACATGTAGGAGAAATTATAAATGAACATTATGAAGTAAGATTAAATGATGAAACTTTGGTTTTTATTTATAAACCATTAGGGTGCCATAGTTATAATATTTTGAAATCAAAGGGAAAAAAAATAAAAATAGCCACGATAGATACTATGTTGAGTTATTATTTGGCATTTATATATGCTAATCGTGAGTATTATGATAAACAAAGAATATCTTGCATGAGTCAATATTTATACGAAATCCAAGAAAAGAATAAATTGAATCAAAAAGGATTATTAAGGAGATTTAGTTTAAATTGTTATGGAACCCAATCAACATTAGAGTCAATGAGAGATGAAAAATCTAATAAATTTGAAGAATTAAAAGAAAAAAAAGGAACAAAGGAATATGATGAATGGTTTCTTAAATATACTCCTCTTGTTAAAACTAAATCTAAAACAAAAACTAAAAAAGAAGATAAAAAAAGAAAAAATAAGACGATTAAGAAAAAGAAAAAAGGAAAAAATTGAACTTAAATAAAGAATCCTATATTAGGTTAAAATAAATGAGTTGCCTTGAAATTGTCATTGGATGCATGTTTTCAGGAAAATCAACAGAATTAATAAGAAGATGTAACCGATATAAGGCAATTGGACATTCTATCTTATATATTAATCATTCTAATGATACAAGAACAACAGATTTTATCCAAACACACAATAAAAATAAAGAAAAGGCAATAAAATTAAATACATTGATGCCTTTTTTAGAAAGTATTGAATATGCCACGAGTAGTGTGATTGGTATTGATGAAGCTCAGTTTTTCCCTGATTTGTACGAGTTTGTGGTAGCTTCTGAAAAAGAAAATAAAAAAATAATAATTGCTGGTCTAGACGGTGATTTTAATAGAAAACCATTTGGTAAAATACTAGAATGTATTCCTTTATGTGATGAAATTGTAAAATTAACTGCTCTCGATAAAGATGGAACTCCAGCTATTTTTACAAAACGAATAAATAATGCTAATCAAGAACAAGTTTGTGTTGGTGCAGCAAATTTATATCAGGCTGTATCTAGGAAACATTATTTAGAATAAAATCAAAGGAAATAATAATAAAATATATCAAAAATAAAATCAGAACAAATTTTTTTCATCATAATGTAGATTGAATTTTTTTGAAAATAGGAATGAAAAGAGGGAGACAATTTTTGGTAGTAAAAAAATAAATGAATTAGAATCATAAATAATATTTCTCGTAATCTGAATCGCATAAATTCAAATATAGACCAATGATTAACATAACTGCACATTGAAGTTGAATTTTTTAAAAGAAAGAAATTATGGATATCTAAAATACCGTTTAGTTGTCGATTAGAAATATTTTTATCGTGTTGTGTATTAAAAATATTTTTCCATTTATCAAAATGAAGTAAGTTAATAAAGAGAATAGGTTCATCGTTTTTTGTTCTTTTTTTAAAAATATAGGGAGTACATCCATCAATATATTGTAAGTTATCAATTTTATCTGTCATTAAAAAAGGAATAAAAGACGAATATATTAATTGTTGTTTTACATCATCGTTACTTTTATAGGAAGAAACGACGACATGTTCTGCCTTTGTAATATTATAATAATTAATAAATAGTTTATTTTCAAGGTATTGATAGCAGTTTTTGTCCAGTTTTAATATAAATTCATCTATTATTGATGAAAAACAAAAGAAATTAGCATTGGTCCTGAAATTTTCCCTCAATTGAGAATATAAAGTTTCCATTTCTTTTAAGTCATCTGTTAAATAAAGCAAACCGCATAAAGCCCCTACACTAGTTCCTGATATTTTATTAATTTTTACATAACCTTGTTTTTCCATTTCTTTTAGATATAATAAAGCACCGTATAAGTATCCCCCATTAAATGCCCCTCCATCAAGTACAATACTAATTTCAAGTGGTTTGAAAGGTTTATCAACATTTTCTAATAAGGAATTGATTTGAGAAATGAATATAGTTGTCATTATATGAAAAAAAATATAATTATTTATTTTTTTTTTCATAATTAATTAATTAAATAATTTATGAATTCCGTAAAAACCAAATGTAAAAATGATACTTGAAACTACATATCCATTTAAATTAAAATTTCCGTCCTTGAGAATTAAAGAAGGGAAATTCCTGGACATTAATTGTTTAAAAAAAGGTAATTGTAATATAAAGAATAAAAAACCAACTAAAATAGGAATTTGCAACTCTTGATATACAACCTCTAGACTGTCTTTTCTATTTTCTTTTGCCAAATGTTTTGCTAATAATTCCTGTTCTGATTCATAACTTTGAACATAGTCATTAAAATGAACAGATTTTGGAATATAATTTGGTTGAACTTGAGCATCTGTTGTTAAATGTACATTTTGATTGGGTATATCACGATTTGGTAATGAAGTCAGACCATTGTTGGCAGCTTGCATAACATCATTTTCAAGCTGTTGAATAGCTGATTGTTGATTAATTCCAGGAGGAGCCATATTTGTATTTACTTGAGGAACCATTGTTGGAGGAACAGATCCAATTTCTTTTGTTTCCATAACCACTTGATTGGTTGCAGGATTAGAAGGAAGTTCAGATAAATTACTAGTATCAGCCATAAATTAATAAAAGAAAGGTAAATAACATAACTTACGCAATTTCAATTATTTTTTTATTTGAATCACACTTTACCGGTTTAACAGAATAAGAAATACAATCATTATCATATTCAAAATATTTTTTGAAAAAGGATGCTATTTTTGGAGATTTAAATTTATAACAACTTTTATCTTTACAAATTTTTCTAAATAAAGTAGCTAAACCAAAACCCAAAACAAATGAAATAATATATTTACTATATTTTGAGTAAAGTAATCTTTTTATTTTATCATTCATAAATTTCTATATAAAGAGTAAAGAAATTAGTTTTGAATGGGAATTTTATTAATTTTCAATTTATTTGATGGGCATTTTACAATGGTTGGTTGTATTAAATAGCAATTATCAACTTTATCTACGAATTGCATAGATTTGTAATTATAAGGGGTAGGATACACTCGTACAGTTTTTTTAGGTAACGGTGTAATAAATATTAAAAATATTCCAAATAAAAATCCAACTATGAAGGAAGATGGTGAAAATAGTTTCATATATATAATCATGAGATAATCTTTGGTCTTTCAAATTCAAATTCAAAATCAGATAATTCATTTGGGATTGCTTTTAATCTACGGTCCTTTAATCCTTCAGTATTAAAATTATAGGCAGCACCATCGGGTTCAACATAATATGATGAATTTGAAAGATTTTTATATTTTTTTACTAATGGTATTAATGTATAAACATAAAGTGACATTGCTTCATTATATTTTTTTTCGGAAACATATGATTCAATTTGTTTTCGGGTATCGAGGATTTCTTGATTTATTATTTTTTTTTCTTTGGTAAATTGAGATGTTTGTTTTGTATTTTCCATAAATTCTTTCACATATTCTGTATAAAAGTTATTATTTTCCACAAACTCATTTTTTTGTTTTTTGAATAAGGAAAGTGCTTTTGGTTCATCTATAAATTGAAAAATAAGATTTAGTTTTGTAATAATAATTTCATCCTTATCTTGTTCCTTAACAGATTGATAATTTCTTAATATTTCGTTATAAGATTCGGAAGAAGATTTTTGAATTTGAATATTGAGGTTACATGGCGATGTTCCACCACATTTTGCCTGTAATTTTCTATCTTTATCTATAAATAGTGTCCCCCCATTTTTATTACAGGAAATACATTTAGGTTGTAATTCTTTCAATCTTTTCCTTTTTTCAGCCACTGTCAATTTTTCATTACTAAAAATAGGTTTTTTCATTTGATTAAGTTTGGTTTCATATTCATTTTTTAATTTATAGTATTTATTTAAAGCTTCATAGGGATCTAATTGCTCAGTCATATATAAAATTAGAATATAATTATTTTGGTAATAAATCAAAATTTGAATCAGGTGTCCATTGAGGTAAATCTGTAATTAGAGAAGAGGATTTTTTAGAAGAATTCATACCTTGTGCCATTTTAATTTTAGAGAGAATATATTCTTTTTTCTTTCTCTCTTTTTGTTCAATTTCAAGAGAAGTAGGTTTCCCTTTATACATTATAATCAAGAAACCTCCTAAAACCAACATTAGTATTAAAAACAACAATAAATTATGAATAAAGTTGGAATATTCAAAGCGAACTTTATGACAATTTTTAAGAGTTTTATCAATAAAATATTTCATTCCTGGTTCAACTAAAGATGGATTTGGAATTGGATTTGAATAAAATGTCATATTATGACTCTATTAAATAAAAATAAATTATAATCATAAATTATACAAATGAATACTTCTATTGTTCTATTCTTATTAATTACTTTAGTTTATTTCTTTTTTAAATATAAGTTTTTCAACTCTAGCTATACTCCAATTATTACATCCATTTATTTATTATTGTTATTAGTGGTTCAATTTTGGACATCTGCTTTACTATTACAATCTAAGTGTAACTCTATTAATTATGCAACCGTATTTTTCTCTTCAATCGTCCCTTGGTTTTTTATAATAGGATTAATGATTGCTTTATTAATTGTTTTCCCATCATGGAAAGCACCATTTTCAAATACATTTGGTTATGGTTTAACATTATTAGGAGGAATAAGAACTCTATTAATAAAAAAAATACTAAAAAGTCCTAGTAATGAAAACACTACATACAACGATGCAATTAGAGAAATATACAGTGACCCATCTTTGATAATAAATGAAATAACACCAAATAATTTTGAAATATTTTGGTCTAAAATGTCACCTTTGTTCCAAGAAAATGCCAATTTATTTAAGGAGTCAATGTATAAATTAGTTATTTTAAAGGATCTATGTAGTGAATTTTTGTGGTATTTATTGGCTGGTTTATTGGCAATCAGTTTGGGTTATCAATATTTACTAAATTCCAAATGTGATCGAAGTGTAGAAGAATTAGAAAAATCTCAAAATGAAATTAATACAACAATAAAAGAAAATGAAGAAGAATCAAATAATGTAAAAACTTATTCATTTGATTAGTATTGTATTTTTGGATAGGTAATGTAATATAAAATAAATAAATAGGATAAAAAAGCAGTAATTATGGTAAAGAACCAAATAGGTACAGCTGTTTTTTTTTGGAACCCGAGTCCAAAATCTCTAAAAGTTCCATCTTGGTTATAAAAAATATTTGGTTTTAATTTATGTATAAAAAAAATTATAATTAGAAATAAAAGTATTGAACAAGAAATTATATTTTTTTTAATTATTGATCGGGGAAGCATATATATATAAATAGTAAATAATTTTTTGATTTATATATTACAAATTTCATTAAAAACCTTCTGTAGATGTATATACCATTTCATAGAAATATTATCTTGTTTCCACACCGCCTTATGGAAATCAATTAAATTGCGTAATTGTATTTTTTTAATTTTTTTCAGTTTATGTGTTTGTTCATATAAAATGCATTGATGGAGAAGATCTGTATAGCCTCTAACAATACATGTATTAATTAAGGGATTATAATCGAGTCCCATATTACTATTATTACATGTATAAGAAAATAGTTTATTATTTTCAATTTTCTAATAAAATCCTTCATCTCCATCATTCTCTCCATAATCATCATCTTCTGGTAAATGGTTAAGTGAATATTCTTCTTGTTCAATTAAAAGATCTGTGTTCTCAGGGTCCATTTGAATTCTATTGTCAATACCTGTTCCTCCAATCGCTTCTTCATTTGAAATATTTTCTTCCATTAATAATCGCTCTTGATCATATGTTTCTTTTACATAAGAAATTAATCCCTTTTGAATACCTACACCCCATGCTCCTAATTTATGTTTTTTAAGTAAATTATTTACTTTTCTCTCTTCATCTTCCATTGCTTCCAATTTTTCGGTAATTGATTCTTTTTCTTTTTCTTTGTATTTTCTAATTCTTTTCATTAAATCCTCATAACTAAAATTCAACATGTTCTTAGTGTTTAAGAATTTACCAATGATTAATGTTAAATAATTAGCTATAATTGCTTCCATATCCAATTGTTCTACTAATATTTTTTCTAACTCCGTTCTCTCTTGGTTATTTTCTAATTCTGAAGAAGTTGTTAGACTTCCCATGAAGTTATCCTTTTTAATTTCAATAATTTCTGGAATTTCTCTTACAATTGTTGTATAATTTTCTAAAATTGATAAGAAACAATATTCATATAAATAAATTGAAACATTTTTGTTAAAAACAGAAAAAGTTGTTTTCTCATTTTCTAATGGAAAAAGATAAGGAATATTAATGGAAAGAATATAAATATCAATGATCTTAGCATTTATTTCTTGGGATAAAATACCTAATGATGTGTTATAAAAAGAGGAGAACCCTTCATAGTACGAGTCCATAAAATTTGTCATATCTTGTTTATGAGCATCCGATAACCCCCAATACTTAGGAGCTAAATAATCTTGGTGATTTACTTTATTCTTAATCATATATGGGAAAACTTTAACTAACTGATGAATACAATTATGGAAAAATGTTAAAACTCTAAACTCATTATGATTATTATTTTGATTTAAAGAATTTGATTTAATATCAATCCATGTCATTAGTTCCTGTAGTTTATCTCCTAATTTATTATTTCTTTTGTTTGTTTGAATAAAATCGGTAATTGTATTTTTTAAGGAATTATTCTTTTCGAACAAGTAGTTTTTTAATTCTTTCATTTCCTCATTTTCTTCTTGAAGAGAAATATCGTATGTATCTAATAAATCTTTTAGCATTTTTTGTAATTTATCAGTAATAATTGAATTATCGGTTGAATTTAGATAACCTAAAAATTGTTGAAATGATTCAACCTTGGTAGAAACTTTATTAGAAAAAGGTAAAAGATTTAATTTATTCTGTTGGTTAATAATGAATAAAAGTTTTTGGAGAGAAGTATTATTAAAATTATAACCCTGTTCTTTAAGTATCCTAATTTGATCTGAAATAGACGCATACTTATCAAATTGTTCTGGTTTTTGCAAGCAAATAGCTTGTATATTTTTAGAAATAGCAAGGTCATTATTAAACCTACAATAATAAATAAATGCTTTGTAAATCGTTTTCTCATCAAATTCGGTTGATTCAGGCATTTGGGAATCAGAGGGTAAATTTAACCTAGATGAAAGTATGATACTTTTAGACAACAACAGAACATCATTTTTGATTAATTCGATTGAAGCAATAGTTTCGTTGGTTGTCTTTATTGAAGCATTTTCATTCATAAAATATAGAAGTGCTGTTTTTTCAGTTGAAGTTTCATTACAGCAATAATTTTCGACAAATGGTTCATTTTTATTATTAAATAAAAGTAATTCCTTTTTGGATACAATAGTTTGAATTTTTTGAATAATTGATAAGGATAAATAATTCATCTTTGATAAAACCATTAAAAATTGTTCATTCTGTTCTCCTTTTCCTTTTTTAATATTTTCGAAAAATGACTTTTTAAAGTTGGAAGATAAAGGTTCAATTGTTTTTAAATGAACTCCATCAATAGGAGGCAAAAATTGTATCCATTTTGATAATGTCCTATAATTAGGAATAACCTCTTCTTTGTGATAAGTGATGAAAATTCTTTTTTGTTCTAACATATCCTGTAAGTCAGGATTCACCAAAATGTATTTTTCAATCAGTTCTTTAATTTTTTCAGCAATTGTTGATTCAGGAATTTTTAATATTGAATTCCATGGTTGTATGGAACTTTTTAATGATTTGGCTACGCAACTAATATATTGAATTCCATTATTAGAACCAGTTAATTCTAAAGGGAAACCATCGAATGACTTAACACATTTTCCTGGAAAACTTTTATTTGTCTTAACAGAGGGGATTGAGGTTTGAATTGAAAAATGTATAAAAGATAATGTTGTAATAAGAGTTGAAAATTGAACTGTTGCTTGATAAGATATGATTTTTTTATTTTTTTTGGCCAAAAATTCTACTTTTCTGTTATATAGAGTTTCAGATGGAATAGTTTTATTTAAAACTTCACTAGTATTTTTAATTATAAATTCTTGAAATGGTTGAAGAGGAATATAAAGAAAATTTGACATTGCTTTTACCACTGCTCTTATTGTTTCTTCTTGAGGATTAATTATTTCTTGTGTATTTGGTGGAAGAGTAAATTCTTGTTCCAATATGTTTCTACTTTTATTAGCAAATCCTTGAGAATCATATCCCTCATCAACATCAAAGTCTCTTTGAATAATAGTATAACCACTATGTTCATCTACATAACTATCACCATCATCACTTAATTTTCCTTGAGTTTTAATAATATTTTCAATAGTTTGTAGATAATTACCTTTTTCTACAAAAATGATAGCAATTGTAAATAAAAAGGTTGGTAAAAGTTTTTGACTGGTTTTTATACAATATCTCCAATAAGGATTTTCGTCATTAATAGAAGCACGAGTATATTTGTTAGCAAATTGAACAATAAAATATTGTTTTTGAGCTAAATCTTTATGACCAAGAATCTTGTTTTTTAAATTCTGAAATGGGGAAATTTCATTTAATTCTGCATCTTGAGATATATATGTACCTAATTGGTATTGGTAATTATTATATTTGTAATTTTGATTCTTCGTTAATATGCGATTCTTACGAATAAAGTGTTCATAATAAGACAATCTTCTTTGTAAAATTCTAGTTAATTCTTCCTTTGATATATCGAACCGATAATCAAATTCTTTTAACGCAGATTTCACAGCATCAATATTAAATTCTATTTTGCTTGTTTCAATTGATTCACAATTATTTTTAATTTGAAAACAATTTGTTTGTAAATTACAAAATTCGGTTTTAGATCCATCAAACTCTGAATCTTCTTCCCATGTTTCTAGAACTCTTTTATAGTAAATAGGTCTATTCCCCGGAGACTCAAGAATAGCATAATCACCATTTTCAACCTTTCTTTTTTTGGAAAGTAAGGCTTCTACTTCTTGTTTAGCTTCTAAAATTGATTTATCAACACTTAACTCTTTAATTAGGAATTGTTTAAATTCAAGAGGAGAGAGAGATTGTTCTTGTTCTTTATAGGAAGATAAAATCTTATAATTGGTTTGGTCAAGATTTTTATCGAAATAGATGGTCTTTGCATTGTCTTCTTCTAATTCATCTAATTCTAAGTATTTTTTGGCAAGGGTAAAAGTTTCACATTTATTTGTTTTTTCTTTAGTTTGTAAGTTTTTAATTAAAATTTCATTTGTTTTAACTAATTCATCTTGTATATTTAAAAGACTATATAGATCTAAATTTGATAATGCAATAGCACTTGATAACGCAGAACAATTATCATTATCATACATTTTTTTCAATATTTCACTTGAAGAAAAATCGGCTTTGACACGATATAAATAATCATAAATAATTTTTTCCAAATCACTTGATTTTTCAAATATTTCTAGCATACTAACAACAGGTGCCTTTTGATTTGGTTTATCTAACAATTCTCTAAATTTTTTTCTGTTTTGTTCTAATCTTGATTTAAATGATATTAATTGTTCATTAATAAATTGGGTGATTAATTCATATAGTGGGAGAGAAATAGAATAAACATTAGCTGGAGCTAATAGATTTCCAATTGAATATACTGAAAAATCATTTGACTGTATATTTGATTTAATCTGTTGAAAAATCTGAGTAATGGATGGGAGTTGTTTTTGAAGATTCTTCTCCAAGTCTAAATCTGGCTGACTATCCAAATTTAGATCTATAATTTCATTAAATAATGAAGAAATATTTTCTGGTTCGGATAAAACATTACTATTATTGTTTAATGTTTCAAATTTTTCATATAAGGTATTGTTAATATTTGCTTTTTGTAATATGGAAGAGGTCGGTTCTTGAATAAAACTATATTGATAATAAAATTTAGGTAATAATAAATAAGATTTTATGTAAGCGTTTATATCTTGGTAGGGTTGATTCAAAAATCTTTTCACTTTAACAAATGATTTGGAAGATATATTAGAATTGTAGTTTTCCAAGTTATCAACTAAGGTGTCACTGTTTTTAATTGGTAAGACATATAATTGATCTTTTGATAAAGGAGGAGAAACTATTTCCATTGTTTCATTTATTCTATTCAAATAGTAAGAATATTTATTAATTTCACCAGAAATATTATTTTGTTCCATATTAACTTTGGTTTCGTAAAGTTCATCAAGAAGACCCTCCAAAGTTTTAGGGTTAAGATCATCGTATTCGGCAGAATTCGCTGTATCATAAATTAATTTTTGGTTAGAAACAATAGGTTTTATCCATCCTATGGAATTTCCTTTTGTTAAGGTGGAAACCATAGGATTAGCACTTAAATCAATAGAAACAAATTTTTTAATATTGCCATAAGAATCAAACTCTGAATAAGCTTCTCTCAATTGTTTAAACCTTCTGATTAAGAGGTGAATACGGTTCATTACTTCAACCGTTCTTTTATATGTAGGAATGGAAGCTAATATTTCATCCAATAAATCATTTGTTTGTACTTCAATACTGAATCTTTTTTGACTTTCATCTACTTCATATTCAAGTTCGATTTCAGGTAAAGAAGGACCAAAGCTAATTTGATCAGCTTCTAAAATAATATCATTTAAATCTTTAATAGAGGAAATATTATCTTGGTCCAAAACATCTTCGGCTTCTTTTTGTTCGATCGAAATTTCCTCCTCAGGAGTTTCGATAGGAATAGGTCGATTTCTTTTATTAATTTTTTCAATTTGTAAATCTTCAGGTAAGCCTTTATATTCAAAATCAATAAATATAATTTCATTAGAAGGAAACAATTGAATTTCTATAGAATCTTCTTCTAAATTAACAATTTTTCCAGTTAAAATAAAGGGGGTATCCCCGCCGAAATGAATATCAATCCATTGCTCAGGTAAAAGATCATTTTGTTTAGCGTAACCTGAAAATGTATCTCTACTGAGTAAGTCAATTGATGTGATTGATTTATCTTGTAGTGAATTGTCATCTAAAATTAATAAACTATTTTTTTCAAGGGTTTCGGTATTTTGGATAATAATTTTATGAGAGTCCAAATAATCTATAATAAAAACTTGATTATTTAATTTTTCATTATTAAGAGAATGAATTTGGATTATATCTTTTAATTGTAATTGCAACATTATCTTATATTTATAGTAGAAATTAAAATGAAGAACGAATAGAAAAAGGACTTAAATATTTTAATAGATTAATAAATTATATGCATTTAACAGAACATTATTCAATAGAAGAGTTATTGGAAGAAAATCCACTAAAATTTATTAAAAAAAAATATAAAGAGGATGAATCTATTTATCAAATTGTTCGTTATAAAAAAGACCAGCTTGATAAAACAACGGATAAATTTCGATCTGTAATTTTTAATGAAAACGAAAAAAAATGTGTATGTTTTTCTCCTATTAAATCAGTAAGTTTTAATTTGTTTTGTACAGAATATTTTATTAATAATAAAATTATTATAGAAGAATTTGTAGAAGGAACTATGATTAATTTATTTTTTGATAATAACAAATGGAAAATTGCTACTAGAAGTTCAATAGGTGGCAAAATAAAATTTCATCAGGAAAAAGATTCAAAGACCTTTAAAGAAATGTTTGAAGAAGTAAAGGAATATGTTAAGTTAGATTTTGACAAATTAGATAAAAAATATTGTTATAGTTTTGTTCTACAGCATCCTGAAAATAGAATAGTTAAGGCTTTTACAGAAAAAAAACTGTATTTGATTTCAATCTATGAAATTAAGCATCTTGAAAATAAGGAAATTCATATTGATGAAATGGATGAAGTGACAAAAAAAATGCAAATGGAAGGTACGAATGTAAGTTTTCCTGAAAGACAAACCCAATATCAAGATTATAGTTCCTTAGCACAAGATTGTTCGCAAGGAATGTTATCTTACTCAATTATGGGTTTTGTATTGAAAACAGAAACAGGAATAAGAAGTAAGGTACGAAATATAACCTTTGAGGAGGTTAGGAGATTAAGAGGGAATCATGCCAAACATCAATATTTATATTTAATTTTACGAAAAGATGGAACATTAAAAAAATATTTGGATTTTTATCCAGAAGATGGAAAAGTTTTTGAAAATTATCGAACCCAAATTTATAATTTTCTTCAAAGTCTTTATTTAAATTATTCTAGATGTTATAAGCGTAAAGAGAAGGTATTATTGGAGTTTCCTTTTCAATTTAGGCAACTAATGTTTGAATTGCATCATGAATATTTTTCAAAAAAAAAACCAGAACCAATAAAATTTTATGATGTTAAGGCTTTATTCTATACATTACATCCTGCCAAGCAAATGTTTCTTTTAAATTATGAACATAGAAATTTTGCAAAAGATCATGCCAAAGAAAAGGTATGCGTTGCACAAAATAGAGAATAAATTTATTTGCTTTTATTAAAAAACAATAATTAAGTAATAATGGATTGTATAATATGTTTGGAAAATTTAAAACCTTATAAAGATTTGGTTTGTTTTCCATGCGGAACTCAAACAACACCTCATACTATGTGTTTTAATTGTTTCATAGAATATATTAAATTACATGGGTGTAAGGCAAAATGTCCATTATGTTCTGAACTTTTAAAGTTTGGTTTTAATAAACCGGTTGTAACATTACCTGAAAGGTATCATATTTATGAGGATATTATAATAAAATTAAAAAATTCATATAATGAAATAAATACGAAAGAGATTATGAATCCTTCTTTGAAGGAGAATACATTAGTGCAACAACTATCAACAGAGGGCTATTATCCTGCAGAAATTGAATATTATAAACTAAGAATTTTCTTGCAAGGTATATTTGGAAAACAAAAAATTAATTTTAAAAAAATAATTAGTCAAATTCACAGTTTTTTTTATTCAATATGCGATTTAACAATAGAAAATTATATTTACCCTTCAATTATGAAGGAAGAAATAGATATTATTGAATAATATTTTATGTAGTATATAAAATATTATAAACATGTATATGATATCTTACGATAATGTAAAGGCATTATTAGAGTTATCAATATTAGTTTATAAATATGATAAGACTTTTACAATGGAGGAAGGGGAGACTTGGAAAAGTTTATATTTAAAAAGAAAAGATAAAACCGAAGGTGGGTTAAGTGATGATATAATAGAAGAAATGGGAAAAAAATCTCCAGATGGCCACATTTGTAGATTTGTAGATGATACAAAAACGGATTTACAGGCATTTGTTTCTGTAAGTCATAATTACCGTCGTATATGTGTTACTTTCCGAGGAAGTGAGTCTAAGAAAGATTGGTTATATGATTTTAAAGTTATTAAAAAACAATTGGATGAAGGAGAGAAGGTACATAGTGGATTTTATGGTCAATTATTTGAAACAGAAAGTTTTTTAGTTTTAAGAGAGGAAATCATTAAACAATTATCAGAAAATCCATATTACGAAGTTTTTATTTCAGGACATAGTCTAGGTGGAGCATTATCAACTTTATTTGGATATTTATTATCAAAGGAAATAATAAATCATGTTACAGTAGTTTCATTTGCGAGTCCAAGAGTGGGTAATATAAAATTTAAAGAACTTTTCGAAAGAAAACAAAATTTAACACATATTCGTATTGTGAATAAAAGGGATGTAATAACAGCAACGCCAATGATTGGTTACCATCATGTTGGAGTTGCAGTGCAGTTATCTGATAAAAATTTAGCAATATTAAATACATATAATAAATGGTGGGAATTTTCATTATTTAAAAAATACAGTGTTTCTGAGCATTACATTGATAAATATTATGAACGATTTTGTAAATTAAAAATTCAGTGGAAAAATGTCAATGTTGAGAAAAATAATTTTAAAAAAGTATTATCTTTTTGGAACATTCTAAAAAGTAAAAATAGTGATGTAAGCGATGAATAGTAAATAAATAAAAATAAAATACCACTTTTATTTATTTGTCCCACGATGACCAGTCTTTATTTTTACCTTTTCCACAATTACATGGTTTTTTAACGCTCATTGGTTTAGTTGAACTAACTCGCGTTGTTTTAATTACAGGATTATTGGGTTTTGATTTATTTGATTTTTCTTTTATTTTTTCTTCTATTACAGCCTTAAATTGATCTAGAGTAGCTTGTTTATTTTTTATCATAAAAATCCATAATTTTTTTTCACCCCCAGGCATACCGAAATTATAAATATTTAATACTTTTTCAACGGTAGTCATTATTTATTGAAAATACTTTTTTTTTTACTATTTTTTTAATCTATTTCCTCGATTGTAGGACCGTTGTCTTGTTCTTCTTCATAACTTGAATTATTTGTTTCGGTTGTTTCTGAATTATTTTCAGCAGATTGAAATAGTTTCATTGACAAGGTTTCAATCTCTTGTTTTTTTTCGTCATACTGATGTTTTTCTTTTTCTTCGTCATTATCAATCCATGTTTGTATTTCATTTAATCTGGCGTTTGCCTCATCCTTATCTTCTGAATTTAGTTTTTCT